GAACACCAACGCATACTTTAATTTGGGGTGAATAATGCCAAAGAACAACACAGTTTTCGATTATAAACCTGTAAATGCAGGTATAAATGATTGGAAAGCAAAAAATAAAGGTGTTTTAAATACTAAGCCGAAGATAAATATCACACCGGATAGTATAACTAGTGATAGGCTTTACGATATGACACTATATGCAGGTATGCCAATGGGGCTTTTACTTAGTTTGACTTATCCTACAAATATACAAATACAACAATCTAAATCAAAATAAATGTCGGTAACGATTAACGAAGGAACACTTACAGCTATAAAAACCACTACAGATAGTGGTGCTGAGATACAACATGTCAGAAATGACGGTGGAACTGTTGGTGTACTGAGTAATTTAGTTACAGGTACAGTAGCCAGAGTTGGTACAGTACAAAATGTTAACTTTGGTACATTTGATACTTTTTATAGACATCCTGATAGATTTGGTACTGTTGTATCAACAGGAACAAATACAATGGGTACTATCAAAGCCGGAATTGCAGGCTCGGCTATTTATGTAACTGATTTAATAATTTCGGCAGGTTCTGCTACCAATGTAGAAATAGGGAACGGTGGAACAAGCTTACCTCTAATCGGAACACTTCATTTGGCTGCAAACGGTGGTGCTGTAATGAATTTTAATACTCCAATTAATACAAGTGCTGGTTCAGATTTGGTATATAAACAGTCAACAGCAATTAGCCCACTAACAATTACTTGTAACGGTTATATAGATTAAATATGGTAATAGCACTTGATACAGGAACAAATGGTGGAAACACAGCAGGAACTTCGCATACTTACGCACATACGTGTACTGGTTCTAATTTAATTTTATTTGTTTCCGTTGCCACTAATAGTGCCTCTGATTTAATATCTGGAGTAACTTATAACTCGGTTGCAATGACTTTGGTTGACAAGCAACAGGGAACTTCAACAAACTATTCTTATTTATTTTATTTGATTAATCCAGCTACTGGAGCAAATAACGTAGTTGTAAGTGCGAGTAGTTCTTGTGCTATCTATAGTGATGCGGTTTCCTATACAGGAGCAAAACAATCGGCACAACCAGATTCATCTGGTAAGGGAACGAGTACAGGTGCGACTTTAGCTTTATCAACAACAGTTGTTGCTGCTAACTGCTGGTTAGTAGCATCAGGATGCGACTTTGACGGAGTGTATGATACAGGAGGTCTTATTACATTAAGAGGACGCTCTGGAGCTAGTGGAATTGGTGACAGCGATGGTGTGGTAGCTACAGGTTCACAAAGTTTAACTTGGACTACAACCCCAACAAGCAATCCTACAAGTGGAGTAATAGCATCTTTTGCACCAGCTGTAGACGGTGGAGGAACATTAGATTTAACCAGTAAATCTTGGTAAACACATGTCATTAATACCTACAAGAAATTTACTATCTGACAACGCACCTCATACAAGGTTAACAAACCCTGAAGTTGCAGGAACTAATGCTTTGCGTGTAGAAAATACTAATGCTTTAGTTACTGGTTGGGCTATTCAAATTGGTGCAACTGGAAATGAAAACAGCGAAGTAGTAGTGGGAACACCCAGTTCAGGATCAATTACTAACGCTGTTACTACTTACGACCATCCTGCTGATACACCTGTCTATTTCATTAAGTATGACCAAGTAGTGTTTGAACGTTCAACTGCAGGTACTACTGGTACTGCAGCACCAATAACTGGTGGAACAGTAGGTTATCAAGCAGATAGTGAGACTACTGTGTTTGATGACACTTCAGGTTCAGCTTCTTACGGTTATCGTACTTATTTTAGAAATTCAGTTTTACTAGTCAACTCAACAGAAAGCGACTGGACAACTTTTGCAGGACATTCGTTTTATTCACTTGGTGCAATTCGTGAACGTTCAAAACAAAAATTATGGAACGCTACTTATTTAAATGACGAAACAATAGATAACTGGGCAAATGAGTGGAAAGATGAAATGACTAACGAAGCAATACAAGCTAACGAAGATTATTCGTTAGGAACAGTTAGTTTGGCTTTTGGAACAGACGGTTTAGGCACTATCACAACCAATGATTTTTCTCAATTAAGACGTGTATGGGTAACTAATAACGGTATAGACAAGTATCAAAGTACAAAAATGGATATAAATAACTTTCTACCTGATGAAACTTTTACACAAACACACCCAGGACACTATTTTCAGGGCGATAATATCATAGGATTTAAACCTGAAGGACCAGGTACTGCAGACTTGGTTTTTTATAGATTTGGAACAACTATGGTAAATGATACTGACGAGTTGCCGTTACCAATGAGACCTTACACCAAAAGCTTTACAGATTACATTACAGGCCAAGCTCTCTACAAAGATCAAAAATATAACGAAGGTGATAGGTATATCGCTATGGCAAACCAAGGAAAGGCCAACTTCTTAACAAACTTGTCGCCAAGAGATAAAAGTTCAAGCACTATGATAAATATCGTTGAGCCTGTTGGTTCAGACGATTTTATGTGATATGCCTAAACTCAACACATATTCAGTTCCGTCACTTAATCTAAAACTATCTCCGTTTTTACAGCAAACAGGTGCAGTTTTGAGAGCGCTTAATGTAGAAAGAGATAGTATAGGAGGGTATAAAAAACGCCCTGGATATAATACTTTCTTAGGAACTCCAGATAATTCTCAAGTAAACACCTTATTTAGCTGGGTACAAAATGATGGAGTTTCTAATTTTGTATATAGAACTTCCGGTTCAGCTCTTTACCACTCTATAGCCGGAACAGGTGACTGGACACTATCTGGAAACGGAACTATTACAAATGGAGGACACTTTGGACATGCCGTACTTGATAATACTTTAATAGGTGGAGACGGAACTACACCAACACGCCATACTACTAACGGCACAGGGTTTAGTGATACAACCGGCGCGCCACTAGCAGAACATTGGGAAGACTATCAGGGAAGGGTTTGGGCAGCGAGAGGTACTGCTGTAAGCGGAACCAACACAGACATGTTTTATTCTACCGTAGGAACGGCTACGGATTGGACTACAGATGCTAGTTCAATACGAATACCAGGACCAGGCAGAGTTAATTCTTTATTTAAAGCATATGACAGACTACAGGTATCTAAAGATGGTGGAAATATGTTTAGATGGGATGGTTATTCTTTAATAGATTTAGCAACCAATGTGGGACCGTCATCTCCATATTCAATAGGGAATTTAGAAGACTTTAGAGTTTATCTTAATAGAGAGGGTTACTTTGGATACAGTGGCGCAAAACCAACAATAATAAGTAACCCCATTGAAAGACAAATATACAACAACTCCGGTTCTGCGATTGCAGGCACTACTTTTGATAATGCTCCTGGCATAAATAACAGATACCATTACATGTGTTCAGTCGGAACAATAACTGATGACCTGGTTGGTGTAACTATTCCTGATGCAATTCACAGATATAATTTTCAACTTGATGAATGGACCAATTGGCAATTTGCAGATAGACCTACTGCATTTGGAACTTATCAAGACATAAATTCGAACGAACAAGTGATATTTGGTGATGCTACCGGACAATGTTACCAACTATCCGGCACAGCACTTTCAGACAATGGAAAACCAATAGAAGTACAGTTAATGGGTTTTATTCACGGTGGCAGTTTAGATGATAAAAAGTGGAACTATATAACTGGAGTATTTAATCCAGGATGTAGAGCTAAAATGGCTATAGCATTATCTGACACTTTTTCACCAAGAACACTAAACTGGCAAGAAATCGGAGATGCTATTGATGGTGTTGTTGACTATCGTTTTCCAGCAGGTTCAAGAGGTAAGTTCTGTTTTTGGAAAATATACGAGAACTCAAAAAGTACACCTTTTCAGCTTTATGCAGTTGAGTTTGATGCAGTAGAAATACCACATGGATAATCAATCTAAATACGCATACATAGGACTTGATAATAGAATGGTTGCGCTTAGCTCTTTAGCTAACAAATATCCTACTGTTACAGGTATAGATTTTGAAGCTCAATATGAGTTACAAACCAGTAGAATGATAAGTTCAAGGGTTAATCTTGAGGGATTAGTCCAGTTAACAGATTCTGGTAGTGCATCCGGAAACTTT